AAACTGGGGGTGATGTTCCACTACGGAAAGCTGAATATGGCGTTCTGAGCCTTCCCACCATGATCGGGGAAGACCCAAAAATAAACAGTGTTGATTTAATCAACGCTGATTGCCTGCATTTTATTCAGTCCCTGCCTGATGATTCCATTGACCTGATTGTTACCGATCCGCCGTACTTCAAGGTGAAACCCAACGGCTGGGACAATCAGTGGAAAGGGGACGAAGATTACCTTAAGTGGCTGGACCACTGTCTGGCCCAGTTCTGGCGGGTGTTAAAACCTGCCGGAAGCCTTTACCTGTTCTGTGGGCATCGTCTGGCATCTGATATTGAGATCATGATGCGTGAACGTTTCAACGTGCTTAACCATATCATCTGGGCGAAGCCGTCCGGACGTTGGAATGGGTGTAATAAAGAAAGTCTGCGCGCATATTTTCCTGCCACAGAGCGCGTTCTGTTTGCTGAACATTACCAGGGGCCATATCGCGGCAAAAGTGACGGCTATGCAGCAAAAGAAAGGGAACTCAAACAGCACATAATGGCACCGCTGATATCGTATTTCAGGAATGCTCGTGCCGAACTGGGTATAACGGCAAAACAAATTGCCGAAGCTACAGGTAAGAAAAATATGGTTTCCCACTGGTTTGGTGCCAGTCAGTGGCAGTTGCCGAATGAGGCTGACTATCGGAAGTTACAGGCACTGTTTTCCCGTATAGCGGCAGAGAAGTTTCAGGAACAACAACTGGAACAACCACACCACCAGCTGGTGGCATCTTATGATTCACTGAATCGTAAATATTCTGAATTGCTGGATGAGTTTAAATCTCTCCGGCGCTATTTCTCCGTATCAGTCTCCGTGCCTTATACCGATGTCTGGATGCATAAACCCGTTCAGTTCTACCCGGGGAAACATCCGTGTGAGAAACCGGCGGATATGCTCAGGCAAATAATCAATGCCAGTAGTCGACCAGGTGATCTGGTTGCTGATTTTTTTATGGGATCCGGTTCCACAATAAAAGCAGCAATGGCGCTGGGGCGTCGGGCCTTAGGTGTTGAGCTTGAGTCAGAGCGGTTTAATCAGACAGTGAAAGAGATAAACGAGCTGGTGGGGAAATAATCTGGTGGCCACGTCAGGTGGCCTTTTTATTTCCATTACACAGCACCCGCATCTGCGAGGTGGGGTTATGAAATCCATGGATAAGTTAACAACGGGTGTCGCCTATGGCACCTCAGCAGGTAGTGCCGGGTACTGGTTTTTACAGTTGCTCGATAAAGTCACGCCCTCACAGTGGGCAGCAATAGGTGTGCTGGGTAGTCTGGTATTTGGCCTGCTGACGTATCTAACAAACCTTTATTTCAAGATTAGAGAAGACAAGCGTAAGGCTGCACGGGGAGAGTAATTCAATGACTCAAAACTATGAACTGATTGTGAAAGGGATCCGCAATTTTGAGAATAAAGTTACGGTAACTTTAGCGTTACGGGACAAAAAACGCTTTGACGGTGAAATTTTTGACCTGGACATCTCGCTGGACCGTGTTGAAGGTGCCGCGCTGGAGTTTTATGAGGCAGCAGCCAGAATGAGCATCAGACAGGTCTTCCTGGATGTTGCTGCCGGGTTATGTGAAGGGGATGAGCAGTCGCCGGAAAAGCGCCCCGTAATTTTAGAGGCGCAGAATGTATGGATAACCTACAAAGGAAAGCTACCGGGAAGAATTACTGGTTCTCTGAAGACTCCTCCGGAATCACAACCTTAAGTCACTGACCGGAACAGATAAACCTGTCCGTGGGCAGAAACCGATAAATCCTGATAAATATCCATGAACGCAAAAATCAGATACGGCCTGTCGGCTGCCGTTCTGGCACTGATTGCCGTCGGTGCGCCCGCGCCTGATATTCTCGACCAGTTTCTGGATGAAAAAGAAGGTAACCACACAACGGCATACCGCGATGGGTCCGGCATCTGGACCATCTGTCGGGGTGCCACGATGGTGGATGGAAAACCCGTTTTTCCCGGTATGAAACTGTCGAAGGAAAAATGCGACCAGGTCAACGCCATTGAGCGTGATAAGGCGCTGGCATGGGTGGAGCGCAATATTAAAGTACCACTGACCGAACCACAAAAAGCGGGTATAGCGTCATTCTGTCCCTATAACATTGGCCCCGGTAAGTGTTTCCCGTCGACGTTTTATAAGCGGCTGAATGCCGGTGATCGTAAAGGTGCATGCGAGGCGATTCGCTGGTGGATAAAAGATGGTGGGCGCGATTGCCGCATACGTTCAAATAACTGCTATGGACAGGTTATTCGTCGTGACCAGGAAAGCGCATTAGCCTGTTGGGGGATAGATCAGTGAGCAGAGTCGCCGCGATTATTTATGCTCTGGTTATCTGCATCATCGTCTGCCTGTCATGGGCTGTTAATCATTACCGTGATAATGCCATTACCTATAAAGAACAGCGCGATAAAGCCACGTACATCATCGCTGACATGCAGAAGCGTCAACGTGATGTAGCAGAACTCGACGCCAGATACACAAAGGAGCTTGCTGATGCTAACGCGACTATCGAAAGTCTACGTGCTGATGTTTCTGTTGGGCGTAAGCGCCTGCAAGTCGCCGCCACCTGTGCAAAGTCAACGACCGGAGCCAGCGGCATGGGCAATGGAGAAAGCCCAGGACTTACAGCAGATGCTGAACTCAATTATTACCGTCTCCGAAGTGGAATCGACAAGATAACCGCGCAGGTTAACTACTTGCAGGAGTACATCAGGACGCAGTGCTTAAAATAATTTTAATTTCACTGAAATTTAACAAGTGACTTTCAGGAAAATGCCTCGCAGATGCGGGGCATTTTTGTACAGGTATTTCACCGCGCACCGCAGCGCACTCAACCACGTCGAACTAAACCCTTTGGAATGAGCCTTTGAGTAGTCAGTTAGTGCTGGTGAGCCTTGACGGGCTGATCTCCTATGCAGCAAAGGTTCATCTCAAAGTAAGGCGAACGCTATGACAAACCAAGATTCTATAGACCTATCTGATCTTCGTGGAATGGTCAGTTTTCCAGACAAAAGGTAATCACCATAGTCGTATGGCTATGAATCTTGTTGCTGCAGATAAGCATTTTGTGATTGAAGTGGTCAAATCTCTCAAATGCAGTAAAATGCAGTGCGCTATAATTCAGTAACGGAGGGAGTAAGGAGAAGTCATGAAAGATCAAGATGTTAGGTTCGCGGTGCATCATAAGCTTTTGAAAGAATCGCATTTAGATCCTGACTGCCTTGTGGTCGATGAATTTTCCATATCCCTTGGCGCCAGTAGAGCAGACATTGCTGTAATAAATGGTGTTATACACGGGTACGAGCTCAAAAGTGAATATGACTCTTTGGAGCGTTTGCCTCTTCAAATCAAGCATTATTCTTCTGTAATGGACAAGGTTACTCTTGTCGTAGCTGAGAAACATCTTGAGGGAGCATTAAAGTTAATCCCAGGTTGGTGGGGCGTTAAAACGGTTTCTGTTGGGCCAAAAGGCGCCATTCTTATAAAGCACATGCGTGGAGAAAAGCTTAATCGAAACCATAACTCATTGATGCTCGCTCAATTGCTTTGGAAAGATGAATGTATCGACGTACTTGAACGATGGGGCTATTCCAAAGGAATCAAAAGCAAGCCCCGATTTGAGTTATGGAATATTATTGCGGAAAATATTCCAATAGCGAATCTCAGGCTTGAAGTCAGAACAGCCTTAAAGAAACGCGTAGGCTGGAAAGTTAAGGCTTGGCAGGCTGAGTCTGCGCCAACCAATAAAGCTGTCTCACGACTAACGTAATATGGTGCGTATGTGCAACTTTACGCCATTCTTTAGAGCCACCAGATTTGTTAGCGCCTAATGATCTTTGGTAAATGTAATCATCCCCCCAACTAAATTTGGAGCCAAAGACTTGATACTCTGGCGAACTAACAAGGGTAGTACATAAGTTTTTAGTTTGGCCCCATCCATTTCCTTTAACTGCGGTACCTTTTACAAAGATCCATGAGGTATCGTTCGAATATCTCACTGAGACATACTGAGACATGAAGCGTGGGTCTACGCTCGTAATGGTAGAGCTAGCGGTGGGATAATCACTAAAACTTGGCGTTCTTCCATTGCTAAAATTCTGTACTACATACATCCAAAGATCGTATTCATGGCGCGGAATATGATGAACTTGATGTTGCGGTATCCCTGCCTGTGATGCAGGGTATGCGGTTGAAGATAAAATCAAGTTTCTCCACGGAGCTTGGCCTGATAATGTGTTGACCATGCTTAATGCTTGTTGTTTTAAACTATCAGTTGCGTTTTGAATATCTCCAAAATCAATGATTACATCAATTAAACTAGGATGAATATTTAAGTGGTTAACCAGACTTGTGAATTGGTGCCATGTCTGGGGGGTGATAGATATAGCGAGCCCATTGATTAAGTTGCGTTGAACAGCATGTATATAGTTTGTTGAATATGCGGGAGAGACAACAGGGATAATTTCCTTACCATTTACTCTAGCATCTTGGATACACATATCTAGAGGATGATGGCGGCTCGAACCATGTTTATCTAAATATTTAACATCCAGCAAAACAGGACGATTGGCTTTCCAGGATGCCGCAAGGTTAATACCGAAGTCAGATAAGTAAGAACTCAAACTCTTCTTGTAGCATTCGTTTTCATAATCCCAGTCTATGTCTGGAATGGTAATGATCGGAGTAAAACCAGAGAGCGTAGTTTGATCTAAAAGCATCAGAGATTCATATTCAGCAGGCTTCCATTTCAGCTGTGGGTAATATTGATGTTGACTCATTAAAACTCCTTAAAATCTTTACTTATCCTAAGTATAGTGTTATGGCGTAACGCCAATTGTTTTTATACACTTGAAAACATTGGGAAAAGTTGAGCTATATCTAAATTTACAAAATTGGATGTTATAGAAATCGAGGTTTCAACTAGGCATGGAACTGCAAAATTTTTAATGCCTGCACGCGAAAGTCGTTGGCGGGTCCTTTCCGGCGATCCGACAGGTTACGGGGCGGCGACCTCGCGGGTTTTCGCTATTTATGAAAATTTTCCGG